CAGCACCTTTCTTACTTTTTCTTACGGCCACTTTTGTTACCCCAGTTCTTAGCGCCTACTTTGCGACACTTAGCTACAGCACCAGAGGCGTACGCAGAAGGCCAAACCTTGTATCTGGACTTGACCTTCTTAGCACATGCGTCGTTAGCTTTCTTAGTACTACTTTTTCTTTTTGCTGCCACAACTACCTCGTTTCTTTGCTTTCTTTGGTGGTCGTCCTACTTTAGTACCGTATGTTCCTTTCCCCATTGGCATAACTATCTCCTTACCATTTTTTACACGACCAGTATCGTGCTGTTAGTTTACTAGGTGGGTTTGTGTCACACTTGTGACGTGCTCTAAACGACTTACGTCGCGCTGGTTGGTCTTTCTTAATAGACATCTTGGCATCGCCAAAACGAATAGTCTTAGTCTTGTCACCTTCTTTTGCTACTACTACAAACTTCTTAGTAGGATGGCTAGGCGTCCGCTTTGGTTTGTTGTACCCGCTTACCCCTGCTCGTGCTAGTTTTGGATCCTTGGACTTTGGCATTACTGAGTTCCTCCACCTTGGCTTCCAACTGGTCCAGCCGCTCGAACGTTCCCTTGAAGTGGTTGTTGACTTGGTCCAGTAGGGACTGCATTTCTTTCTGTGTTATTAGCATTCGTTTTACCTTCTATTGCTTTTTCTTTAAGGAGAGCATCAGCCACTTTCATGCGGCGTTCAAACTCTTTGTCTTCTTGATCACCTTCTTTAAGGTTTCGGGTGATAGCATTGATCTTGTCAATCTCAAGTTCCTGAGGTACAACCATAGCTTCAGCAGCAAGCTTCTGTGCTCGTGCTTGTGACTCTTGAGCCTGAGCAGACAGTGCTGCTGTTTGTGACTGCTGGAACTGTAGTTGTGCTTGCTGTGCCGCCTGTTGCATCTGTTGTGCCTGAGGGTTAGGCTGCATAGCTTTCTGCATAGCGGCTAACAATTCCTCACGGTTAGACAGGTTCATATTGTCAATAATGCTTTGGATCAACGTGTTGTACAACGGTGAGTCTTTTTGCATAGTCTGTAGTAGTTGTACAAGCTGAGTAACTTCGTACTCACGAGCAATAATACCAAGAGTACTGCTTGCGTTAAACTTGTAGTCAGCTACAGGGTACGACTCAGGATCAAACTGCATGTAACGATAAGCAGCTTTTTTAACAAAAGGAATAAGGAAAGACTGTTGGAAGTTAATCAGTGTGCGCTTATGGCGTTTAATAATAGCGCCAAGAGACATACTGATACCAGCGGCAGTAGCCTCGCCGTTAACACTACCAGCGATTCCTGCTGAGTCAACTGCTCCGGTGGCTTGTTGTACCATCTGTTGCAGTGCTCCTGCTTGAGCAAAAGTGATTTGATTAACTTGACCAAAGTTGAAAGGCTGAAGTACTTCACGAGGATCTCCATTGGTTAAGATCATCTTACCCGGACGTACTTCTGGCTTAGCACCACGGGGTAGCCTAGTGGCATCAATAGCCATCATAGGATGAATGGTTAGGCTCAGTGCGTCAATACGAGCGCGTAGTTCTGTGTCCAGAGCCTTCTGTGAGTTGTAACCCTTTTCACATACGCCACGTCCCCAGAACCTACCGGGCACTACGTCCCATGGGAAGGCCACTACTGGACGATCCTGCATCATGTAGGGGTTAGCCTCAGCCTTCAACAAAATGCCGCCATTGGCAATTACAACCACTGCTTCGACATACTTTGTTTTTTCTTCTACAGAATCTTCAATAGCTTCTTCAAGAAGATCACGAGGAACAAGACCGTAGTACTTCGTTAGGCGTACTTTGTTGTCGTTGTAGATAGTAAGATCTTGATCTGGTTCAAGGTCAGTGTCAGGAGACGCTGGGCCTACGTAAACGTCTCTGTAGACGCCTTGTTCTTGCAGAAGTTCTACTTGGTGCATACTGACGAACTCGTCAACAGCAACACCCATGGCGTCTTCTACAGACGTAGCTACAGGATCAATCAGAAAGTTCTGAGGTAGTACAGGCTTGAGTTTTACTTTGACTTTGTCTGTAACGTTCACACCAACCGCTGTCAAGTCACCGTCCATCACAGGCTGGGTAGCGGGTGCCATCTCTTTCATTTCTTCGATGACAATTTCACCAATGCCTGTACCAAAGACTGCCGCGTTAATAAGGCATTCCGCAACAGACTTACGGATCATGCAGTTTTCAAAGTCTTCGCTTAGCTTGTTACGCAAGAACAACACGTCTTGCTTTTGGTTGTCACCAAAGTTATCAGACACGTCAAACCACTTGCCGCGCCCAAAAGTAGCCTCTTCAAGTTCTGCTACATTAGATTCGACAGCTTGCTGAAGTGCAGGAGAAATAATACGGGAACGCTCAGACCTACGCTCACTGTCAGCAGGGTCCCATATACCACGCCATAGTCTGTAGTACTCTTCAAAACGGTCTTCATAATTCGACTCATAGTGGTCGCGCCAGTCCTCACATTTGTTGATGACCCAGTCTTCGATTGACTCTTGAATCAATAACGGGTCTGTTTCGTATAAATCATCCATATTAATATCCTGCTACTACGTCTAAGATTTCGTGGTCTTCGATTTCGTATTCGTAGTCATAAGCCACGTTTGCTAACTGGTCGATGTAGGCTAGAGCATCAACCAAGTCATCGTGAGTCAGTGGATCAGGAAATTGAAAGAGTTGATCTAAGAATCTACTGTTCCATTCTCCCCTGTTTAGAGTAATAAAGCCGTTTTCAAAACGCCCTTGTAAAGCCCACATTACTCTGTCAGTTTTCTTTTTATTTCCGTGGGTTAGTTCTTCAACTCTAAAGAACGTACCGTATTTCTTTTGCATGTCCATCAAAGGAGACATTACAGCTTGCTTAGCAATACCTCTTTCGATTCCAACGGATATGGGGCGGTAATCTCTGACGGCCTGAAAAATCTTAGCAGCCGTTTCGTCAAGACTCCATCTCCCGTAAATAATATTATCAACATACCAACCATGAGGGTTGACTTTAACGACGGCAATCGCAGTTTCATCTAGCTTAGTATTCTTTGTCCGTTTTTTATTTACTTCTTCAAACCCAGCCAAGTCCACCGCGATATAATAGTCCCCAATCTCTGGCCCGTCTTCGTCCATTTTAACCCAATCTTCTTTAAACATTTCTGAACCGCGAGCTTCAAACGACGCCATAAATTCTTGGCGAAACGCATAGGAAGACATACTGCGTTTAGCAATGTCGATTTCACTTGGGTCCAACAACGGGTTATCATAGCTCGTAAAGTGCCAAGCTTTGTACGTAGGGTCATCATCCAGTTCCGCATATTTGTACAGTTCATAAAAGTGGTTCCTTCCCATAGGTGTACCAATAAACATGGCACATCCTTTTTGGTCAGCCAAAGCAGGTCTCAGGATTTGCTCAAATACGTCAGGTTTCATGTCTGCGTACTCGTCCAAGACTAAAAACTTAAGGCTGACACCTCGCATTGTCTCTGGTCTGTCAGCACCTTTGAGGCTGATTGTGGCTCCGTTGACAAGCTTAATTTGAAGATTATTAATGTGACTACCAGCAATAACAGGGTGCCCCAGTTCCAAAAGGGTGGCCCACATAATGTCTCTGGCTTGTCCCTGAGTAGGTGCGACGTAAAATACATGGCCTCTGTCTGCCTGTAGTGCGTTAACAATCAACATCCATGCTGCTAATCTAGACTTACCTGTACGTCGCCCAGCAGCTACTATTTTAAATCTTGTTTCGTCTGCCCAGACTTCTTGTTGCCACGGCAGCAGTTCTATGTTTAGATCAGTCAAAAGTTTAACCTTGGCGTTGCAGGGATCAGTTCAAACGAAATGATGCTGACAAACGTAGAACCTGATTCTGGCGTAAGCGTTAGGGTGTCACCTTCTTTTGCTATAAGAAACTCACCGAACTGTCCACCAAACTCTAGAAACTCACCACCACTTACGTTCTTGCCTGATAAAAAATCAATGTCTACACCGTTGTGTACCCATTTAGCATCAATGCTTTTGTTGGAGCCAGTGTTAGAGATAAACAAGTAAGTAACAATGGCATCGTAACCAGAAGGTACTTCTAGAATATGATTATCAGATCCTGCCGTTAGTGCGTCACCGTGAGAAAACTTCATGAGTACGTCCACATAACTGGAGTTGTGCCACGGGTATCGACATGGACAAAGTCAGAAGCAATACCAATGCCTGTAAACCCAAGTTCAAGAGCAGCACTAACAAGCTTAAGGCGATCAGCGGCATTTGTTATTTTTATGTCTGCCGCTATGCCTTGGGCGTGAGTTCCGGGAACATCTTTTTTTCGCTCTATTGGATGTAGTGTCGGGTGTCTATATCCGCTAGTAATGACAAAAGGAAATCCACAGTACGCCCGTAAACCGTCTAACTTCTCTAGAAATTCTTGTTCCATGTTGTTGGTACCAGAGACCTGACAATCGAATTCTTCTCTTGTAAAGTGCTTAAGAGTCATCTTCTACTACTTCCCCTTCGATTGTTTCAGAACTGCCCACGTCAACAGCACCAACACCAGAAATATTAATTTGTATAGCGTTACGACCAGCATCTTTGACTACGTCCTTCTCAAAGGCACCCACTGGTAGTATACGATCCATCACAAGTTTCCAAGCAGCAGCCTGATTCTTATGGTCGTTGTCCAAAGCAGCATCAAAAATAGTCTCTAGCACCTTACGTGACTTCGGAGAAGCCAACATACGTGCTTTGTACTCGTTAATTATCGCTGCGTCACCCTTTGGTCGACCAACTACACCCTTGTTTCCGGGTTTTACAGCGTCTACTTCGGACTTACGGGGTCTGCCACGACCTCTTTTTTTAACAACATCGGTCATAACTAAAATTGTCCCTCAATATGACTATAGTATACCACATGTTTACCTGAAAGTCAAGCTATTTTTAGGGTAAATAGCAGGGTAGTACAAACACGAGTAAAAACAAAGGGTTACATATGTTTAATTTTAGTGTAATTTTTCTAATTTTACCCTATTTTGTGTCTAAGGGGCTACTACAAAAGTATAACACATGTCAACCCCTCCCCCGACCCCAAGTTTTTCTCAGGTTTCAACAAAAGTTGACACAAGGCGCGGCCTATGTTAGACCCAAGAGTTGGCACGGTTCTTGCATGGGGTCAACATGGGTTGACACACGGGGCTAACTATGGTAGCGACAAAAGTTGGCATGGGTTTTGCATGGGTAAAACTGGCATGGAGTTTGCATGGGTTGACAAGTGTGTGAGCCTGTGTTGGTGCCTATAGGCCATAACCTGAGCTGACAAAGTTGGCACGATTGTTGCTACGCGAGCCTTTCTATTACGCGCACACACGCGAGTAACATAGAATGACAACCGTTGTC